GTAGTTTCTGATCTAGTACCTTGTTCAGCTACCCATTGTGCCGCAAAAGTGCCTGTTCTTTTTGGAACCTGTACACTTCTTTGACCAGTTGTTCTAACTCTTGCTACTGATCTTACTGGACTAAATTCAATAATACCTTTGATAATTTCTCTCACATATTCAGGTGGAGCCAAGTATCCAGCAGTATTGTCATTAGACACAGTTAAGACTTTAACTTCGTCAGGTGTTAGGTTTTCTTTACCTTTTCTCATCCATTTATCAAATACTTGTCTTTGTTTTGATTCTACTGGAGAACCTTTTCCAAAGTCAGGTCTTGATATAATAGTTTCTAATCTTGCCATTTGGTCTTGACTAGCTTTTTGGTATTCAGCTTGTGCTTTCATAGACTTTTCCATATCAGCAACTTTATCTAAATCAGCTTCGATTTTAGATAACTTGTTTTCTGTAATTGGATCAGAGCTACCTTTAGCTTCAATCTGTTTTAATCTTTCATCGTTAGTTTCCTTGAAAGACTCAAAAGTTTTACCAAGAGTTTCAACAGCAGATTTTACTTCATTATTATCCATAATTGTTTCCTCTTTGTTTTATTGTTTAAGTATGTCAGCTACTTTATTAATTAAAGTTGCTAACTGTTTATTGTCATCACCAGCATCTCGCTGTGATAAAGATTCGGATAATGCTTTCGCACCAATCTTCGCCTCTGTCCGAGAAAGACCTCCTGCATCACGCAAGATTTTTTCCCACTCTCGAATATTTTTTTGACTTGCTTTAACATTCTCAATTAAAGCTCGTTCATTCATTGGAAATGTAACTAAACTTATTTCCATTAGATCAACTTCTTTAAGAGTTCTTGTTCCTCTCTTATTTTCGTTGTATCCTTGTTTATCAGGGTCAGCTCTAAATCCTATAGACATTCCATCTAAAGCACCCATCTTTAATAATTCATATGCTTCTCTACCTTTTTGTGTTCCCATTGCTAATCTACCTTTAACAAATAAACCCTTTTCATCTTCATACATATCTTCAAATACACCAATTGGTTCATCTGTTTTATGTTGGTAAAGCATTTTAACTTTCGGAGCTGGTCTATTTTCTAGTGATTTTGTAAATGCACCTTTTTGCATAATATCAGAACCTTGATCTTCATTACCAAATATAGAACCATAACCTGTAAATGTTCCTTTATCATTCACAGCTTTAACATCTGAATGAAAAGTTAATTTTTTAATTTCTGTATCACATTGACATGAACCATCTACTTCACACACACATACACTTTTCATTGGTTTTTTCTTTTTAGGTTTTTTGTGATATTTATCTTCATCTTCTTCATCATTACCATATCCTTTGCTGATTGCTTCTTCATAAGCATCATGTGTTCTACATGGCATAAATATTGTTTTTCCATTTTTATCCATAGAGTGTGTTCCTACACATCCTATTTCTTTTGCTTTGTCTAAAGCATCTTCTTCATTACTAAACATATCTTCAGCTCTTGCTTCTTTTTCCATTTCGTCTTTTGGTTTATTTTCTTTTGCTGAAATAACATCAGTTAGAGTTTTAATAGCTTCACCCATTTTTTCTATATCACTCATTGTATATTTCTCCTTTTTACTATTTTCATATTGTGTGCTACAAACTGCTAATCTTTGAGTAGCTTTTGGATATTCAGAAGTAGTCTTATCATCTGACATACACCTACTCATAAAATCCTCTCGTTTTTCTTTATCTCTTGGTTTAACTAAAGGCATTATTTTCCTTTAATTTTATTCATAATTTTATCACAACAATTATTGAACCATTTATATTTATCATTTGATCTACATAGAATGATTCCAATTATAATTCCTATTAATATTTCCATAATACTACCTCTACAAGAAATCTGGCGTCGTGTAAATAGATACACAACGACAATTTATAGTTTCTCCTGGAGAACCTGCTGGGTCTCCTGGATACTTTAATCTATCACCACCTACAATAAAAGGTTCTTCTAAACCTACTTGTTGCCCTGTTGCTTGTATATGAGTGGCTCTTGTTCGACCATCAGCTACTGCAACCCATTCTTTTCTAGTACCTGCTATACCCATGTTTTCTGCAACCATTTCATTGGCAAAACTAGCAGTTCTATGTACTTCTGTTCTTGCAATAAGATTTGCACGAAGTACACCCATTCCTATTATAGCATTTCTTATTTCATTACCAGTAGAATTTATACCCTCACCATTTCCAAAACTATTATTTATTACATTTTGTATTTTAGCTTTTGTAGTGTCATTTATACCAACAACAAGAGTTCCGACATTATCATTGATATATCTTTCTAATTCTAATTCAAAATCACTTTCAAAGTCTTTTACATTCTGTTCCCTGTTTAACATATTATTTTTAAAAGCATTTGCAACTACCCTGTATTGTACTCTAAATATATTTGCTAACTCATTAAATGAATTATTCTGTCTTATTTCTAACATAATTGTAGAACCAAAGCTAAAATCTTCAGCTAATCCATTACCTAATTTATTAAAGTAATTTTTTAATCTACCTGTAAATTGTTTGATATAAGGTTCTCTTAATCTATTTTGTCTAACCCATTCTCTTCTTTTTACATTTTTAAATATTTTGAGTTGTCTTGCGTTATAAATCATTAATGTAAAGTTGTGTTAATAGGTTTAATTATTTCTGTAACATCTAGGTTTTGAGTAACATAAATATATGATGCTATATTAACAGCTTCCATTTCATTTATAACTGGACCAACTCTTATTACAACTTCATGATTATCATCATCATCTTTTTCTATAAAAAGTCTTGATGTTAATTCTTTTAATTTAGACACTTGGTACTCCTATGTTGCAAGTGGATGTCCACTTGGCAGTAAGTCTAGGTCAAATTTACCACCTCTAAATCTCCCTGTTCTAACAGCATATAAAAAAGCATTAACTCTTGCATATGCCCATTGTTCTTCACTTGTTACACTAGGTCTTACACTTCCTGGATTTGTTCTGTAAGCTCCTATTCCTCTTTTAAATACAGCAGTCAGCATTCTTAAAGTAACTCTTTTACCTTTTTTATCACCATGCTTTTCATTGTGTTTATCTACTTTGTTTTGTAATCCTTTTTTAACTGCGGCTGTAACTTGTTTTTCTTCTATAATTCCTTCTTCTAGAAACTTTCCTCTTTCTCTATCTAGTTGTGCTGATTTTTTCTTTGCCCATGTTTGACCAGCATCACCACCCCATAATGACCATGCTATTCTACCATTAGATGGATAACCTTTTTCACCAGGTCTAAAACCCTCTGCTCTTTTATCAACTTCATGTCTAGCAAAAAAACTGTTCATTCTCCTTACTGTTCTTGGAGATAGTTTCGTTTTGTTTACTATCTGATTTGCTCTAGTTGCACCTATAATTGTACCACCTCTACCAAACTCTTTTCTCCACTCTAAACCTCTTTTAGCTTCTGTAACCATGCCATCTGTTGGTACTGTATCAATATCGCTTTCAGCTTTAACAACTTCATCTAATTCTTCATCAGTTCTTTCCATTTCGTTTTCTATTTGTACTTGTTCCTGTTCTTCTTGTTGTAGTTGTTGTTCCTCTTGTTCATCTTCCATTGGATTAGTATCAGGTTCATCTTTTGGTGTTTCTTCATCACCTGCTATATTTAAAGGCATTAAATTTGCTGGTACAAGTAAACTATCTGCACCCTCTAATGGTTCATAACCCATCTGTTCTCTAGCTTCATTTCTTGTAAGAATACCATTTTGTACTCCTTGTGTAACAGATTCAAATACTCTTTTTCTCTGTTCTGCCATAGCTGGTATAGAGTCTATATTATATCTTAATTCTAAATCTTCACCAAATTGAGGTGATAACCATTCATTTAAATCTGACTGTACTCTGTCTAATAATGGAATAATTGTTTCATTATATAGAGCAAGTTTAGCTTCTGCAAAATTAGAATAAGTTTGTGAGTCAGGTATTCCAATTATTTGACTTGGCACACCATAAACTAATGCAATATCTTTTGCTGACATATGTTTTAATTGTGTAAAGTCCATATCCTTTGGTGATAGTCCCATTTCTTTCCAATCAAAATCACCCTCTAATAACATTGGTTTCCCTGCGTTACCTGAACCTGAAAATCTTTGATTTATATCATTTACTAATTGACTTCTTTGTACATCACTTAATTGCATCTGTGCGCCTGTTTCATCTTTAGGTTTAAATACAACTGCACCACTTGGTCTTGCACCATTCTGTAATAAGTTTACATTATGTTTATTTGCAAGATTATGTTGGTCTATATCAATACTTGCTGACATGATTGGTGACATTCCATAAAAATCATCTAATGGATTAAATAGTTTAATATGTTTTATTTTAGAATTACCTGTTGCTTGGTCCACCTCATAACTATCTACTGTTTGACCACCTATAATATAATTATAAGCTACAGGCATAGCTCTTGAACCTGCTTCTATTTTAATTCTATCTGGTCTTAAATTATATAATTCTGTAGGGGGAGATCTATCACCACCAACTGAAAGAATATAACTATTACCTGAAATTTGTAAGTAAGCATATAGTGCCTGAAAAAATTCTACACTAGAACACATTGGACTTGGATTATAAAGTAAATCTAATAATGGGTGACTATCTAATTCTTGATCACCTCTAAATAAATTTAATTCTACTCTACTTGCACTATTTGCAATTTCATTAATACATCTATATACTATTGCGTTTTGTTGATAACCCTCTTCAGCTAACTGATCATATCTAGCTTTATAAGTAACATCTGTTCCTAAACTATTATAATAAATAACTGGAGCTTCTTTCTTTTCTGTTTGTTTTTTTTCTGTACCAAAAATATTTTTGATATTATCTATTATTGTTGCCATCTATGTAACTCTCCATAACGGTTTCTTTGTTGTTTGTAAGTTATCATATAATGTAGATAAAACATCAACTTGGTCATCATGTAAATCACTTACTCCTGTAAAACTCATAATCTCCTGTAAGAACATATTAGTAAAACTTTTATTCTTTGGAATAAGTATTCTACCATCATTCCAGGCAGATGCAACAGGTTGTGCTCTTACAAACTTATCATTTCTAGCAGGTCGTGAAATAATATTCAAGTTATGTTCTTTAATCATAAAATCAACAACACCTTTTTCTGTACCTCCGATATAAGCATATATAGGTGATTGATAGGTTTCTTGATATTGTTTACATATACTGGCAAAATGTGTAGCTTCTACTTGTCCTCTCCAA